CCTCACGTATTTGAATAGGTTTTTGTCTCGCTTTTAGAACCTCTATTTCCTGAGGCCTTAAAGAACTTTTATCATCTAATCTGTTATTTAAATTATAAACCATTCATAACTCCATTTAAGTGAAAAAATGATAAATTTTATCACCAATATCAGTAGCTGCATCATGTATTACATCGCCTGCAGTAGTAATTGAATCATACATTGCATCACCTATATCAGAAAATATATTATCGCTTTCTTCGCCTTTATCAATATTATCCAAATCTTTAAGAGCATTGGTATAATCAATTACATCTTGAGCATATACAGCTGCTTGTTTTTTTGCCGTATCCTGATCTAATAACATTTGATCCATTTGAGACTTAACTATTCTTGTACCATTCTCATCAAAGGTCCCGGTTACAACTAATCTTGAATCAATTATATCAGTATATTCTTTTACTTTATTTACAAGGTCTTGGTGTAATTTTCTACTTGTTCCAGCACCACCAATCCCGGTTGCTCCTTGAATAGTTTTTTGTGTTCCGGATAGTGAAGATTGCTGTTTTAATAAATCTGTTTTATATTTTTCTTGCTGGGTTTTATATTGCTCCATTGAAAAACCCATTGTTGCTACATTGCTTAAAGCTGCATCTCTATTTTCTTCAGATTGCTCTTTAGCTTGAGTATATCCTAATTTGGTATTCAATATATTAACATCATTATTATATTGTTGCAATTTAGCACTTTCATAAGAAGCACCCATTCCAGCAAATGTACCTACTATTGACGTTAAAGACGAAGCTGCTAATAAAAAATTCATTAAAATACCTCCACTTCAACTGCCAGAGATAAAACTGTAAGGGGAAGGGGGATATCTTGCCTAATAAGTATATCTCCGGCAAACTCACTCCCTCCTAAATGGGGCATTCTAATGGATCCGGAAAACAATTCTTGAGGATTATCCATGGTTATTGTTTTTTCATATACAAAAGGATTGAGATGGTCTTCATCTTTTCCACTTTTCCCCCCAAGGGAATCCAAAACTTCAACAGTAACATGGATATTCCTTTTCCTTTTATTCTTACCAAGAGCAAGATTCATTGGGATTATGTCTGAATAATAATTATATCCAACTGTGAATTCTGTTTTCCTGCCTTCAACTATTATTCCATTTGAAACAACCGTTTCAGGACCCACAGGTGTTGGCCCACTCATAACGAATACATCCTTACCATCAAGATGGTCTAACCCTGTAATAACATTATCTGCTTTCTGGATTGTCCCTTTTGTAATCTCAGAGAAAGAAGTAATAACTGGTTTCTGCCCTGTGATTTCATCAAGTAGATTGAATGTATCATTAGTAAGTTTTTCAACACCAAAAATACCATAATCAAAATCTTCGTTTCCAGTATCCATTATTTTTAGAAAATCACCTGTTAGCAATCCATGAGTTGTTGATTCTACAACTATATTAGCTCCATCAGTAATCGATATGATATCTGCAGCTGGTGCAAATTCTATTTCAACCGAACTATCAACATATTTATATTCAAGATTATCAAAATCTATTGGATAGAATCTTTCTAAATAATCGATAGAGTCTCGTTCAACTATAGTATAAACAACTTCGGTTTCTCCCTCTCTTACGATACATATAGACTTATAAAGTCCATTTGTAGTATGTCTTGACCAAGCATTTACTTTATTTTCCATATTGTATGAAAATGTAATTAGCTCTCCATTTTCTAAAACAGCCCAGAAAATAGTTTCTGGAAGAGTCTGAACTGCTATTTCTTTAATTAACCCTTTTGTAATATGTTCTGCTGGATTTGTTATGTCAGGAGTAAGATAAATATCCTTATCTCTATCATAACCAGCCATTCTTACTTTTCTTTTACCTTTTTGTATATAGAATAATTCCCCACCAAGTTGTATTCCTGTTGTATTTCCTACAGGATAAGATGAATTTTTCCTCGGGATTGAAGATCTTGTTGGAGTCAAGATTGATACGCTGTCAGATATGCTATAAACTCCTCTATTTGTACCACAAAAAATACCCCTGGCACCAACTATCCATTCTATTTTAGGACTTATTCTATCTGCTATTTTAAATTCGTAAGAATCATTATCATTTAATGGATCTGTTTGTAAAAAACTATCATATGCACCAACTTCTGTCCCCCATATATGTGTTGGATGATTTATAGACCCTGCAAAAACGGCACGATCTTCGTAAAATGTAACAGATCCTGCACAATTATTCAGATCAGCACCAGCAAGATCTTGATTATCATAATCTCCGCAATTAACATAGGTTGGATTATAATCAGCAATAGAAAATGAAATACCAGTTATATATGTAAGTAGTTTTGTTTTAGCCCCCTGAACAGTAAAGAACATTATATTCCCTGATATCGCATAATCTAATAAATCTATTTGAGCCTGTGTCCAGGTAACAGCAACTGTGTCAAATAAAATACCTTCTAAGTAAATATTAATTTCTGTTGTTGTAATTGCAAGAACATACCCAACTACATCATTTCCCTCAAAATCAATCAGTCTCCCGGAAACCTGATCAAGTTTTTCCGAACCAGGTCTTCGCGTAACTCCACCTTGGGGAAGAACTATACCATTGTGAATACTTTTCGCTCCACTCAAATAAGCTGGTGTATCCATTCTCCCACTTGCTCTTGGTGTTAATTCCCCGGAGCTAAAAGATGATATCTGGTAATCTTCCATTATCTGTCCTCGTCCCAACTATCACTATCCTGAATAAGACCAATACCTTCACTATCCTGACCTTTAGCTTTTTGCAATCTTTTCTCATATAATTGTTCACGAGTTACCATCATCTTTTCAGAAGAAGTCATTACATAAGTTATTTTAGAGGCTAAAAGTTCAGCCAAAGCATCAACAAATTTCGGTTTTAATAATCTAAGTTCGACTGTATTAGAGATATAAACAATATTCATTGTCTCTCCATTATAATATAAGTATCCGCTTTCTTCCCGGAAGTCTATTTCTTCATCAGTATCTTCTATAACGATATGATTATAATCTGCAGGGATTGCAAATCTTGTACTATACCCAAAGGCTGGTTCATTTATATCTGCAGATAATGTCGCCCTCTTTCTTGCAAAAGTCCAATTGTGTTCTGATAATGCAGATTCAAGGCATTGTTTAAAAAAGGTGTCTGCTGCTGTAGATACTTTATTCTGTTCATCTGGGTCTGAAAGAGGCAATTCCCCTACAAGTAGAATTGCCATGTTTTTAATTTCTAATTCATTTGCCATGATTTCTCCAAAAACGCAACTACTTGCGTTTTTCAAAAAAACGGGGGAACAGGTAGACCTGCTCCCCCATGTGATTTAGCCTACAAAACCAGCTGTCATTTTACCAGCTGTAGGTGTATCGACGACTGAAGTTATTTTAATAAACTGCTCACAGCCATCAGGGATAGGTAATTTAAACTCAGCTCCAGGTATAAATTCAGCTTTCAAATATTCCCTTGATACTATAAGGTTGTTATCAAAAGATCCGCCCTCTGTAGCTTCAGTTTTAATGGTAAATACTACTCCAGTACCAGTAGCAACCAAAGCTTCAGTGACAACTATACCAATAAATGCCTGTTCCCCTATATGGAGATCCAGATTAGGATCATTAAGGTTAATAACATCCCCAACATCACCGTTTGCAACGATTGCTTCATCATCACAAAACATTACTTTTCTATCAAATAGCATGTATATCCTCCTTAGGTTACTTCGTTCTCATTTACCCCAATTTTATCTACGAGTTTGATTGGGTGACTAAGGAATGAAGTTATAGGTCGTCCGAATGCTTCAGTAACACTTAGATTGACATTTACTTTATCTTTAACAGCAATATCAAACTGTGTAAGCAAAGAAGTGTCAGCATATATTACAACACCCTTGCCTCTTCCCGGCATTTTGTTTAAAGCTGTAATAATAAGATCATCAACTCCGCTTGTTTCAATATCTTCCGCCGGGTTAATATTGGCTATACGAGCATAATTTTTTTCATTATTTATGCACATACCAGCAGCAAGTTCATAATGTGAAACCCACATCTGTTTTTTACCTGCAGTACTTGTAATGAGTTTTTTACCAAGGTCTTCTTTATTTAGACCATGCTTCCATTCAGGTGGATAAATCATATGGCATTTCGTTTCACCCCACTGCATAAACATCAATGAAGTTCTATCACCAGTACTGCCTCCGTCATAAACCATATCCTGTGAAAGACTATTGAGCCTCCCCCTTAAACCAACAAAACTTTTACCATCGGTAAATTCATTGACAAAAGCAGAAGCAAAACTCTTCCCAAGACCAGCTATAAACTGACCATCCTGATTAGATCTTAGCCTTTGTTTGTTTTTCGAGATCCTAACGAGTCTATCGTCTACTGAGGAATAAGCCTCAAGCATAGCAATTTCCTCTTCCAGTTCTTTAAACTGGGCTCTTTCGTCAGGAACGTCATCATTAATTCCAGTCCATGTACCTTGTGGCTGATTAAGTGTCTGCAAATAAGTATGTGTAGTTAAGCCATTAGCCTGAACCCATACCATGTCTTCGAGCGCCTCAAATTCTTCTACAAGGGTATCGATTACTGGAAGGAATTCATCATCATGAAGCTGTTTGATTAAATCCAACAGAGTTGGATTCAACGATACAATAGTTGCCATAATTACTCCTAATTTTTTTTAGAGCAATTCCATTGATATCAATCCAACTTCCTGCTGGTTATTGAAATGTATATGTCCGGTCTTACAAACCTTTCATTGATGGATATTTTATTTGTCCAGGAGGAGTCGTTTCCTTCTTCTCTTGGAATTGGCCATCCAACAATGTGTCGTCCGCTTCGGAACGACCTTTCTCAACGAGAAAGTTTATTACTTCCGGTAAATTACCGGCAAGTCCCAATTTTTCTAAAAAGGCATCACCACCAAACCCCTTAACACCTTTACTCATGAGGTTCATATTAGCATTATAATCGCTACCCCATTCTTTCTGAAAATGCTTTTGCATCTCTGCTTTAGCTTCAGCTGCAGCATTAGCATTTTTTTCTATCCTGGAAAGAGTTGCTTGCTCTTCCCATGCCCGTTGTTCGGCAAACTGCTTATCCGTCCAATTGTTTTTAAAAGCCATTTCCCTAAAAGATGCAGCCTCTTCTTCTGTATAGCCTATACCATCAGGTAGCTTGCTGTCAACTTTTTTATAACTATTTGCATCAATTGGTACTCCTAATGATGTTAAATAGGCTCTTTTTTCTTCATCAGTAGCATTTTCTCCTGGTATAAAAGTCTTTCCTTTTTTGAATTCTGAAAGTTCATCAGCTGTTTTCAAATAGGCATTTGATACTTCATCAATAGTCCCAAACTGTGAAAGACGTTCATTTGTTTTATTATCCCCTGCGTTTTGAGCCATCCATTTTGGATACTCAACTGTTTCTCCTGCTCCTGCTCCTGCTCCTTCTCCTGCTCCTGTCCCTTCTCCTGCTCCTGGTACTCCCTGTCCGGTTTCAAGTGGCATCATTTCTTTTATCTCCCTATTAATTTTGATACTATAAGCTCTTCTGAGCCTACATCCCATTCTCCAAAATAAGACATAAGTTGCTTCGCATAATTATTTAAAGCAACCTCTTCTTCTGTTTCAGACCTACTAAAAAAATGCAAATCAGTAAGAATTTTTGTTAAAACTCTTTGACCTATTGGTTTTGAAAATACTTCTATAAAATCAGATTGAAGGAATTGCTCATCTTCTTCTGATAACTGTCTTTTTAGGTGCCAACTTCTCATACTTTTGCCATCATCCCATCTGGATTGAGCGGTTGATTTAATCCTGGAGCAGCTTTTCCCAACTGTTCTATCTGATCAACTCCTTTTTGCTTTGCTGCAGCCTCAGCCTCTGCAGCCATCTGCTGTTCAACTTCCTGTTCACTAAATAAATTAACTGCAGGGAATCCATTATTAAGTGCCATATCCCTCATTGCATTAGGCCAGTTAAATACTCTCCCGACAGCTGGAGCCATAGGCATGATCCTTTCAAGATCATTTAAAGTTGACCTTATACCATCATTCAATAACGATCTTTTCTGCATTTGTGCAAGGAGACCATTATATTCCCATCCTACATCACCAGTTAATTCATTTGGAACTTCAGGCATTCTCCCATTTTTTTCTTCGATCAGGTATACTTTATAAAGCATATTATCCAAAGCCTCAGATTCATATTTTGCTATAGGTGTAGATATTAATGTAGCTTTTTCCCCTCTTCTCTCTGATACTTCCATCGCTGTCATTCTTTGAGTTAATTGTGAGAGAAGTTTCCAATAATCAATATAGAATGGTGCCTGGATTTCTTTCTTAATCATTTCCTGCATTTCTAATGTTATTGGAAAATGCGTATTTACCTTCCATTGGGAAGTTACACGGCCAGGGTCTCTATAATAGTTAGCTCCCCTTGGTTTGTTCCGGACTTTGTTTTTAAATTCTTCCGGGATATTTAAAGGTGGATCACCTGCCATTTGTCCTGTTTGCAATAGTGTCTTTCTTACAACATTTCCTCCACGCATAGAAGGAAGGGCATCATGTGATGGACCTCTACCATATTTCTCAAGACCTTCAAGCCTATATCTCCAAGATACACCCGGGAAATGATCAAATCCACCAACTCTTATAACATCCTTTTCATTAGGTTGCCAATAAACAGAAGCAGTAGATCCATTAACTCCCGGAAATTTGAACCATTCATCTTTTGCTGGAAACATTGCATGTCTTATATCCACAAGTTCATAAGGATTTTCTTCTGCTTTTTTAAGTAACTCTTTAGACAACCTACCCTTTTCTTTTATAAAATAATTTGCTGCAGCAGCAGCTCCAACCCTTATTCTTCGATAAATAGTGTCTACATTCCCATACCAATCATGATCTATGAAAATTTCTTTCGGATGTTTCATACTGAATACGACATTTGTTGAATTGATGTCCTCTTCAACAAACATTGTCGCTGTTGCTATTGTTATACCCATTTTCGTGTAAGATGGGATTATGTTGTAAAAATTACTTCTTGAAAGCGCTGAAAGAATTCCAAAATTTACTTTCTGAAAAAATTCCTGGATTGATTTCTTTTTATTAACATCAGGATCAAGAGCATACATTCCTACCCAAGGAGTGCTTTTTGAAATCATATTACCTACAATACCATCTGCCATTGTATTTGCTGATTCTATCCCGGTTTGGATATAGATATCTTTTGCATACTCTTCTTCTTCTGTATTATCCTTATCAAACATAAGAGATAAAGATGGGTTAAAATGTTTTGCAATATCAGTCCAGATTTGATGTTGTTTCCTGTTCTCTTCTTCAAGAGCTTCATATCTCTTATTTAGAGCGTCTAACTCGGACATGACTACCTCCTAACATTTTTTTCATATAAATTCGTAGCCTTGTAAAGCAATCTTGAAAGATCAAGATCCACTCCACTAGCTCCGGGTTTTTTTCCAGTTAAATCAAAAAGCATTTTTTCTTTTTCCGGATCCGGAAAGGCCATTACCTGATCCTTCGATAACATTTTTCCATCAGCCCCAAGAAAACTATTAACAAGTTTATTCTCTGCTTCAGACATATCGGTTGTTTTACCCGTCCACATATTCGTCTTTTGACCCGCAAACGTTTCAGGAGTTTTACTAACTTTCTGTTCTCCCGGACTTAATGTACCAGAATCAGATGCAAAGGTATTAGGTGCACTTAGTTTTTTTTCTTCTCCTGCTACCGGGGAAGTTATATTTTTTGTCTCAGAAGAAGACCCTTGCCTTTCAGGTCGCTTCCAATTATCACTTTCGATAAAAGTTTTTAAACTATCAGCCACTTCATCAGAATTCTTACCAGTAAGTGCTGTTAAAGTACCATCAGCTATTCCGTTTGCTACTTCCGGTATCCATTTCGCCAACAATTCGAGTAATCTATCTGCCATTTTCTCCCTCCAATAATATTATATAGTCTACAATAACCCTCAATGATAATGGTGTCAAATATTCTTCAGTACTTCTTAATATTCTTCTTGCATCTAAATTCTTAATTTCTTTAATTTTTTCACCAATAGGTAGTAATACCCTAGATTGCGAAGACATCATATTCCTCCTCGTCCTTATCGTATTCTTCTTTTTTCCCTGTGAATAAACTAATTTCACTTCCTTCCGGAAATGGAATAAATATATCTTTATGATTTATTTTTGCAAGGCAATCGAGCATATCATCATGCTCAACAAATGGGAATATCGTATATTCTTCTTCTTTAAAGGTTTTTATAAGATCAATATTCATTTCTTCGTAATTTGTGTAATACAAATGTTCTGGGAAGAATATTCTACCCTGTTCAAACATCGGAACTAATGAAAGAATCCTTGCCTGTTTATTTGTCCCTTCGTGCATTGGCGTAATATGGAACCGATAGTTGTTTTGTTCCATAACGTACTCAAAATGTTCACGGTCTGATTGTATTGCAACTTCTTCATACCCAGTAAATACCGGATCATATTTTTGGTGCAATCGAAATAGCGTAGTGGCACGTTCCGTAAGTGATAACTTATCCCTAATAAAATCAATAACATAGTAATTCCTGTCAGGACCAAGACCAATAACAAAGAAAACAGTATAATCATTTTTCTTCCCTTTCTTTGAAGCTGGATCACATATAATCATAATATTAAGACCTTTAAATATTACTCCCGGCCAATATTGAATCCATTCTTCTTTGAACCCCTGTTTATTTTCCTGTAGTGGATCCATTAACATTTGAGAAGCAAAGATATAAGGACCCATTGTTTTATACTTTGCAGCAAGCATTTTATTTGTCATAAATACAGGCTTACCGAGTAATGTCCCATCTTCTGTAGCCGGGAATAATCTTACTTTAACTTCTCCAGAATTCCTTATATGATTATATGTGTCGTACATATGATAGATTGTACCTTCGTGCCACATACGGCCAGGGGCATCATCATCCCACCTTGTACGACCTAAATTCTGAGAAAGTTTCCACCCATCGGTAGCCTTTGTTCTCATTGTTTGCGTTAGACAAGTCTTGTCTGTTACAACATCATTATAAATACGTAACATGAAATGTTTGGATGTTGGCTGAGCATCAATAAGGCCCCAAGCCTCAAGAGTCTGCTCATTCGGGTTCGTTTTTCTTTTAACACAAATTCCTTCCTGTGCTGACCAACTAAATCCGTACTTCCTGGAATCCTTTTTCGGGTTAGACCAGAAGATTTCCGAAAATAACCATTTCAATGTTTCATTATCTTCAATCTCTTTCATTATCATTTTAAGAAAAGCTCTTGCTATAGGTCTGTTAAATGAGAATATTACAATTGTTATTTCCGGATCCAAACAAATCTCCTGTATAGATCCCCAGAAAGATATGATTGTACTTTTATAATGTTCACGAGCCCATAAATCCAAACATCCATCAGGCTCAGCTTCAACCATTCGGCATTGTTTATAAACCCAATCGTTATCTGCATCTACACGGCCAAGAACACGGGTACCAAGGTAAAAGCGATCCGTTAGTACCAGTTTTCTCATTGCTTGCCTTAAAGCTTCGTTCCCTGTGTTATACTTTACATCCAGGGCCGAAGCTTCTTGCAGAATTTTATCATAAAATTTATTAGTTTCGATCCTTGTCAAAAGTCACTCCACTTAGATCTTTTGTCTCTTTTATCTTTCCCTGTTTTCTGGCCATTCCCTTTACAAAGTTTTCCTTGCTTCGGGCAACCACTCGGTCTTTTTCCGGAACTGCAGGATCGACACTGATAACTAAATCCTTATCTTCATATATGATTTCTTTCGGATTTTTTTTTGTTTTCTTTTTTTTCCTCCTCTTTTCCTTAGGTTTTGCGTCTGTAAAAAGGACCTTACCTCTGAAATGGCCCTTTGGAGTAATCTCTTTAAATGGTTTCCCACACTCCCGGCAATTTACTGTCAGTTCGAAATATCGTATTCTGTCAGTAGTCTCTGCCTCTTGTAATTTTACATACCCATCATCTTTACACTTACATTTCTTTAAAAATCTTGCTCTCATTTTTTCTCCTCGAAATTATCTTCAAAATACTGTTTTGCGACAAGCCACTTATCATTGTGATTTTTCGGATTTCTGGCAATCATATCACCGTCTTTAGGTGATCCAGCCTTTTATCCTCTTCAGAAACTGATATATTTTTCATATCAAATCCCTCTTGCCATGGCATCATCTCTGCAATGGCTGTCCTTCTATATTCTTTAAACATATTTCGTACCTAAACCCACTAAATCTCTTTTGGTTCCATTCTCCCGAATCATTACTCCAGGAACAAAGCAAACTGCTTCTGCAACCTGGTCCCATTGCTGCGTAGTTACCTGAATAACACAACCTCCAGGAACTTCCATTGCCTTTGTGGATTTCATCCACCCTTCTTTTTCGGAACTTGCTTTTGACAGAAGTTTAAATAAATCTTCTCCAAAAATTACAATATCCTTTACATTTTTCCTTGCGCCATTCTGATCTGTGTTGCCTAATGATTTCATCCTTTTCTCCTTTCTATTTGTTTCTTAAGTTTCCGATACATTTTTCTTCTTGTCTGTCTCGGCATTGCATTATACACCTTCATTACTTTCTCTTCCGCCTCCTCTCTGGTTATTCCCATTTTATTTATGAACCCCAGGGCCCGAAACAGTTCTTTAAAATAATTGCCTATTGGCAAAAAAATATTTTTCATAAATCCCCCTGGTCTATAAGCCTTCTAACATAAGCTCTATTTTCATTGTAAATAAACATCTCCAAGTCTTCCTTTGAGAATACGAAGAGATCGTACCGATCCATTATAAACTCTTTATCTTCAGCCCGCGTTTTATAATTTTCTTTTTTATTATATAGATCACCAACAGCAGCTTCAAAATAGACTTTGGCATCTCTGTTTATAACCGTCTCAGGATCTTCCCCAGAATTCTCCATTGCTTTTAAATAATGCTTATCTATATTATGACCTATTCTAAAATGTAATTCATTTTCAACTAAATATTTCTCATTCATCCTTTCTCCCAAAAACGCAACTACTTGCGTTTTTTAAATTCTATAGAAAATTTTTTTTAGACCTTTTTCCATTCTATCTCTTCTAATAATTCATTCCTTTCTTCACCTATAATTCTTATTCTTTCCATAAAGTAATCCTTATCCACCAAATCTATAGATTTTGATTCTGGAAAATTTTTCCCAAGTCTCCTATATAAAATTTTAAAGAAAATTTTAAATCCGAGGCATATCATAATCCCTACTATCAACACCACTATATTCATTCTCTCTCCATTGTTAATTTTAATATCTTTTCCCAACCCGGTGATATTTCTTTACTCAATTCTATTAGTGTTATTTTGTTTGTAAAATTTTCAGAGTCGTGATTAGGAGAAGTCTTACCATTGTGAGCTTTTTTCAAGGGGGAGGGTGCAGGGTGCCTTTTATTCATATAGATTTGGAACTTTCTGTATATACTCAAGATTAACTCCTCTCATCTCCATTACAATAGCATTAGGCTTGATTTTTACGGGGTTTATAGTTCTTTTTAAACACCCAATATCAGCCTGTCAGCTCTCACCTATTCGTTCTAAGACTCCGGTTCGTTGACTATTGTGATCTTATCTAACATATCACGCACATCTTGAGGTGAAGTAGTTGCTTTCTCATCACTTTGTGTCCTCGCATATGTATCATCAAGCTTCATTAACCTGTTCTGTTCCTTGATTATATCAAGGGCTAAACGATAATCTTTGCTCTCAATTGCTATCTTATATAAGTAGTTTAGTCCTAACACATTCTTAGCCAAATGTTCCGTTTTAGCCTGTCTACTGTACCTAGAAATCTCCTCACGTGCTTTTTTGATATAATTATCAATACTCGATTGAGCCATCTTCCAGCCTTTAACAGTAGGATCTTCATGTATTTGCATACGTTTAAAAGACCTTGCAAGTAATTCGATAATGTGAGCTATTCGATCTGACATTTCTGCAACAGTTATCTTTCTTCTTCTTATATAATGTGTATTGTCCATATGCCCAGTATAACCCCGGATTGGATTTCTTACAATATATTTCTTCTATACGCTGTATAATATCGTGTTTTTCAACCATTTTTATCAATTTTACATAACTTTGTGGTGTGAATAGAGTGATATTGAGTATGATAGTATGTATTTGTGTTTCTATATCTACATTGTAACCCCAAAAACGCAAGTAGTTGCGTTTTTGCGCCCTGTTTGGTGATAATGGAGATATTTGATACTCTATAATATATCGATATAGGAGGTAATATGAATATTTTTGTAAATGTAGTAAGAATAATTTTGTCAACAATAGTACTAATCATCTGTATAGTAACTTATAAAATAACTAAGTAAGGAGATTCTATGTATAATTTCTATCATAATGGTGAATATATTAAAACATTGGATTGTAACCGCGCAGAAGCGTTACATTTAATTCAGACTGTATTGCATAATTTTCATACTCTCTGGACATTTAGTGAGAGTCATAATAATGCAACAAATGTAATCAAAAATAGATATGGTTACTCATGCAAAATATAAGGAACTACAATGAAAAACAAATGCAATAAATCACGACAGATCAAAGCAATTAAACGTTCTATAAAGAAATATGGTCCGGGTTATAATAATTCTAAGCTTAAAATACTTGCTAAACTTACTGATAAATCACTCCAAAATAACTTATATAGCACTATGTCATTTTAAACCTAAACAGCAGGCATCTTACTTTTCCCCGTTACCAGGGATTAATCTAGTCGTCGCGGTCTTTTAATTATGGCATGGTCACCTTCGTTGTCAAGGGGCTAGCCAGAAACAAAATAAATAAATTAGTGTTCAAATAGGGAAAAAATCAATTTATTTATTTTCTTTCTTCTGCATCTCGACATATATGCTTTAAATACCAGTCTCTTCACTGCCTCGACCCCTTGACAACTCAGGCTCAACACATGCTGTGGGATTATTCACACCTCGACAAAGAGGCAGTACGAACAAACAGGAGACATTATATGAAAATGACAACACATTATGACAGAGAAAGAGAATCTGTAATCTGTACAGAAGTAGAATCGGGATTAGAGATTGTATTCAATAAGAATTACTTTTCTATTTCTGAAATACTTAGAGAAACCGATCTTATCATCGGTGACACTGACGAATGTAGACAGTGTATTTCAGATTTATATGATTCACTTTAAAAACAAGTCTCTCGTATGAGAGACTTATTACATATTGCTATAGGAGAACATTATGAACAGAGAAGAATTGCAGAAAGCCGAAGTATCAAAAATCACAACTATCTTTAATCCGGAAGATTATAATACTTATGAGGAAGCCATGGAACAACTCGAATTCCTTGCAAGAGACGCAAGTATGCCGGAACAAATCAAGACTGTCTTCAATCGTAATTTCTACGGTTTTGTAAAACTAACCGCTAAACACTTTGAACTTGATTTTGATGTATTTGCTGATGTTGCAAAAGGTACTTCAAAACTTGCTAATCTAACTCCCGATGAAGCTGATTCAATTACTCTTATTGGAGACGATGATAAGTATTGTCTTAAACTTCTTGATTCAACAGGAAAATACAAATCAACCTTCTCACCCGAAACTGGGAAATGCAGGTTTCCTTCACACTGGTTTACAATGTACCATGTTGTAATGGTAAATAACCTGTGAACCGCTTCGAAATAGCCGAAGACCTACGGAACAAACCCGTAGGTCAGTTAGTCAAGTTTAAAGCTATCAGAAACTATTATGCTGATGGATATAAACTTTCACATTCTGGTATCTGGCATTTAACGTATAAAAACAAATACATTATGTCAGAAAAAGATGTAAACTTCTGGCAAATCATTTCAATGTACGATTTCAAGCCTTTTGAAATTACTGATGAAATCGGAACTGATTTACACCCTATCGATTTTATACCACCTGATAGAGATACAAGTTTCACACCTTCATTAGGAATCGATTATGGATACAGCGAAGCAATTGAAAGACCTTTTCCAATCTGGCAATGGAACGAATACATCGATCCTCAACTAATGGACAAATACAAGGTCAATTAGCCAAATACCTCCTCGAAAGAGGAGGTTCTATTTTTTTGCTCCAATAAGGAAAATATATGTTAAATGATGGAAAATACCATTTTGAAAATGAATCTGATCCTTATATTGAAGAGAATCAGTATCTTGATATGTCATTTGATGTTTTAGACTTACAAAAACATCAGAAAAGAAATAAATATTGCTATAGAGGAGACCATTATGAACCAATTAAATTCAGTTCTTTTAGAAGGAAATTTAACAGCAGAACCATCATTGAATGTTACTAAATCCGGTACATCTGTATGCCATTTCTCAGTCGCGTCAAATCGATATTTTAAGAAAAATGGAGAACAAGTACAAGATACTACATTTATTGATATTGAAACATGGAGTGGACTTGCAGATAATTGTAACAAATATCTTGCTAAAGGACGTGGAGTAAGAATTGTAGGCAGAATAGCCCAAGATAAATGGATTTCTGAAGGTACATCTAAATCAAAAATTAAAATAATAGCTGAACATATTGAATTTAAACCACAATATTAAATACATGCCATATCCGGGATAGGCTCCGGTAGTTTCCAAAATTAAGTAAATCTGTAAATGTGTCCGAGTGCTAAAACTCAAAATATGGAGGCAAGATATGAAAGCAATAATGATTAATTCACAACTCAAAAAAGTTTATAATTGTAACATATCAGAAAACTCTAAATTTAGAAAAGCAGAACTTTACAACAGACTTGAATGCAAGATATTTGCAGTAGGATACACATTTAAAAAAGGTGATGCCTTATTTATTAACGATGAAGGTATGTTAAATATAGATAAAAATACTACATTTTTTCAGATCGGAGACAGTCAAATTCTTGCCGGTAATGGTGTAATAATAGGGCCTGAAATAGTATTTGTAAATGGCAGTTGCAAAGTCAAAGATGTGACACTCTCTATTGAACATTTGAAAGTAAATTTCTTTACGATAGACAATGTTACCCTGCCAAATAAAGAATATAATATTTATGGATTCAAAAGGATTTAGTTATGTTAATTAAAGATACTTGTACAAATTGTGGTTCACAATTCTATATAGGGAATAATCAAACACCAACAATTCATATTGGGAATACTCAAGATAAAAGCATGTACTATAAATGCCCTTATTGCGATTCCAAAATCAATATAACTATAAAACGCATTAGCCTTTTACAAAAAAAGATTGAAAAACGCAAGTAGTTGCGTTTTTGGGAGATAGAACTTATGCAAAAAGAACTTATTTATACTAAAGATTTTTTATTAAATGAACTATGGGCTCTGGAAACAGCAAATCCAGTGAAAAAAATTACCGCCCCAGCAGATGTTCTATCTGCAGTATGGGAATACACAGAAAAAGATCAAGAGCATTTTCTTGTAGTTGACTTAAATGGAGCCCATGAAATCATTGAAATCAGAATAATAACAAAGGGACTTGTAAATAGGACACTTGTTCATCCCAGAGAAATTTATCGTGAAGCAATTGTTAATAATGCTTCTACAATTATTCTAATACATAATCATCCTTCCGGAAATTATGAACCTTCTACCGAAGATATTGAAATAACCAAACGAATTAAAAATGCTGGTGTAATTATTGGAATAGAGGTTTTAGACCATATCATAATAGCCAGGAGAGGCCACTATTCTTTTTTAGAAGAAGGTAAGTTATGAAAGATTATTATACAAATAAATTCAATAAACTTACAGGCAGCCCTATTAATAGATCATTCAGGTTAGCAGACGACAAATCTAAAACAGATTGGATGAATATTAATAAACGATCAGCTAAAGAATTAATACTTTGGTTGATAGATAATTATGACCAAATGGAGTAATAATATGGATATTTATATAAAAGTAAAAATAATTAATTCAATTGTAGCTGATTTAAAAAAAGAGTTGCTTAGTATTATAGACAGAACACCAGAAAGCTGGGATAGAACTGAAATTACATGGGTAGCAAAAGAACTTATGTCCAAAAAGGGTTGGATTGCTATGACTACAAAACGTAAACAAAGATTTGTTGAATATAAGTATTTCAGATCTAATAATAATTTATAGGAGTATATGATGAAAATTGATTTACCATTAGAAATTGATGATGTAGTATGGATTATCACTGATAGAGAACCATACAAAAGAACTATTAAGGGTGTTCGTCACGAAAAAAATGAAAACCGAATAATAACTCAATATATACTTAAAGAATATTCTAGTAAGGATATCGATTTTGTATATTTTCATTCTAAAAAGGATGCAGAAATTGAAATTGCAAAAAGAATTCTTGAAGGATTAAAAGATGAAAGTTGAATTTGATGAAAAATTATGGGAAAAACCTACCAATATTGATGATGCAGTAAAGATGATCCAGAAGATTAAAAATATGTTTCCTATTGCCGGGATTATTTGGCAGCCTCAAGATGTAATTGAATTCTGTGTAGACAAAGAAGAAAAACCAACCAAAGAAGAAGCAGAAGAAGTTATTTCATTGATGGAAGATATAAAAGACTGTAATTATGGATTAACCTGGGATATACTGTATGATTGCATAAATCAAATCATAGAAGACAAAACCCCGGGACTTTGTCCATGGTGTAATGGATCAGGCGAAGGTATGCACGATGGAACCACCTGTACTCATTGTAAAGGGACCGGAGAAGAAAAAAGAAAAGAAAAATGAAAAGTTATAAAGAAAAATTTGCAAAAACATCCAGTATATATGAAGCAGGACTCGAACAAGTCAGGAATACTCCTGAACCTGTAAATCAAAAATTCCCTATAGGGACAAAAGTTTATGTAAAAAAAGATTTAGGTCCACATATGAGTCATTTTACTTCCGATTGTTTTGCCATAGTAGAATATACATATGCTCATGCTTATGGCGGTACAGATGTAGATTCTTATTCTTTAAATATTGATGGTGAAGGCAGTTCTGCCTGGTATAATGAAAATCAATTAATACCATTAAAGGAGAAAAAATAATGGGTGATGGTGCTGATGATTTGTATTATAGAGAGATAATGCCACATAAAAGAGTAGAAAAACTATTTGATGAAATAGATATAACAAACGAAGCATTAAAAGAATCAATGAAAATATTTGGAGAAGCATTGGAAAATAATAAGCATATTGAGCAGCCTTACCGTACAAAATGTATTGTTAAAATATTTAATGGTTGTGTTGAAGCTGTTTATATTAAAGGAATGATTGCTGATGTAGAAATTCATACAGCTGAAGGTATAGAACGAATAACATCTGGGCCTTGGGGCAATTTAGATTGAAAAACGCAATTACTTGCGTTTTTGGTTGACGATTCTCCCACTCAATGATAATCTTATTTACTCTGTTCATACATCTGTTGCCTACAGTATTAGGCTTATCGCTGGACAAATGTCCAGCATAACGGGATAATAGATCAAAGGTAGATCATTGTTTTCTCCTCCAGAGAATCAAAGAACGGGGGTCCGATTCCCTTAATCCCGAAAAAATGGAATTTGTAATATTAAAAGATTGGGGTTGTTCAGACTCGCTAATTCCTTCCATGACTAGGAAGATAAATCGTAGTTTAAGCACTCTTGCAGTCAAATTAATAAAACGTATGCCTATTTGCAAATCTCTTCCTCAAAAAAGAGTAGCCTTTGCAAGATATTTTATAGCTTATTATAGAATCGCTAATGGAAAAACTTATACAGATATGTTTTCCCCAGAAATTAGGAAACATGTCTGGAGTTTTGCTTTATATGTTGCATTTAAGGTCAGTTATGATACTGATGATTTAGAATATCTGTGGAAAATCCACATAGGAGACAAAAATGGTAGTAAATAAAATTAACGAAATCATGAAAAAAATTGGTTACGTTAAAAAAGACACAACAATAGATATGGGAGGAAAGGGGTCTTATAACGCATTATCAGAAAGAAAGGTTTTACAAAGTGTAAGACCTTTTCTGGTTGAAAATGGTATTGTTATTATACCAATTGAAATAACTCAATTTGAACGTTTTGGGTCAATAACAATGGCTGCAGTAAAATACAAAATTGTTGATACCGAAGATGGTGATTCAGAAACAATGGCCAGTATAGGTCAAGGAATGTCTACAGGAGATAAGGGAGCAAATTCTGCTCTTACTTATGCAACAAAAAATCTTATCGTAAAGATGTTACTTCTTGAATCTGGTGATGATCCAGAGCGAGTTGCCGATGTTAAGCACGATAAGGAATTGGAAGATCTTAGTAGCATAGCAGCAAAGCTTACAAATGAAGTTGGGTTGTTATCTCAAGGTGGAAAGGTTCTTCCTCAACAGGCTACTGGGATGGTTGCTTATATTAATAAGAACTCTCATGACCCTGGTATTCTTAGACAAATCGAAGAGCAAATAAATCAAATAAAAAATCAGTAATGATTTCTCCAAAAGCTTTAAAAAAGTTTGATAAGGAAATTAATATTCCTCTTCAAACTTTTTTAATAGAACAATTAAAGGATAATCCAATGGCAAAAATAAAAGAAAACCCAGTCGCAAAAATACTGGATGAAGAATTAATTACAAAAGAACTTGCTCCATTAGACAAAACAAAATCCGCATCTGTTCGAAAAGCCTTCGAACCAATGGTGAAGATGCTGGAAAAAATGGAAATTGAAGCAGAAGAAATTTATTCCCTCGATTTAAACAAAGAAACATGTGGGAAAGCCAGAGGGTTAAGATTAAGAATTCAGAAAGTACGTATAGATGCAGATAAAGCCAGAAAGGAAGAAAAGGCTCAATATATACTTGGAGGAAATGCAATTCAGGGTTTTTACAATATATTTAAAGCTGCTATAACTCCTGTTGAAACTAGATTGGAGGAGATTGAAAAACATTTTGAAAATCTTGCAAAAAAGAAAATAGAAGACCTTCAGGCAAAAAGAACTTTATTATTAGAAAAAATAGGACTTGACGGTTCTATTATGAAATTGGGAGAAATGGATGAGGATGTATGGGATAATTATTTCTCAGGTGTTTCTTTAAAATTTAAAAATGAAGAAAAAGCAAGAAAAGAAGCGACTGCAGCTGAGAAATTAAAAGAAGAACGAAATGCAATTCTTGAAAAAAGGAAAATTCTTCTTATGCCTTATGGACAGTTTAATCCATTTCTTGATTTATATCCGGAAACCACAGAAGAAGAATTCCAGGAAATTTTAAATACAATGAAAAAAGCTAAAGCAGATTTTGATAAGACCCAGGCTGATCTTCTTTTGAAACAAGAAGAAATAAAAAAAGAAAATGAAAAACTAAAAGAAATTGTTTCTGCAAATGTTCCTAAAGAACTTACAAAAGAAGAGTTCAAGAAAAAAACTCTTTCTGGATTGCTTGGGAAAAACTCTCATGCACCTGTTCCTATTAAATATCAAGACAATGAGCTCATAGACGAGCCAGAAAAAACTTCAATAAATCCTTCTGAATCTTGTAGTTCTGATAAAGAGGTTCTTGCAGGTGTATCTAAATCCATAAAGGCAAGAGTAGATATAGTTACATCCAAAGAGGCTAAAGATGCTCTTAATCTTGCTGCAAATACTTTAGACATAGCAGCAATGATGTTATAAAAACGCAAGTAGTTGCGTTTTTGGAGTGTTAAATGAACGGACATGCAAAAATCAATTTATTAAATGTTTTAGAAGATACTGGATTATCAGTTACAGTAC